GCCGGCACATATAATTACACATACGGCACATTGACCCAAATGGCAACATTTTATATGTTTCTGTAAATGGTCAAATGAACATGACTGAGTTTGCAGAGGCGAGCCTGGAGCATTATTTCATTTATCAGGATTTCAGACAAGATGATGTGATGGATTTTCTTTTTATCGATGATAAATCCATGAAGATATCAGATGCTGAGACATTGGCGATGTTCGGAGTTGCCGGAAAGAAATCTGTTACGCCGGCGCATATAGCCAAAAGATTTCCATTGAACGATTTCATGGCAAAACTAAAAGACAAGAACTCAAACGCAATTGAAAAGCGTACCGCAGAAGCAATGATTGAGAACAACACTAAGAAGCTTGCTGAATTAGCCATGGTACAAGAAGGAATGAAGGGATTCAAAAACGGTGTCCCTGCTATTGCGTCTTCTGTGTTAAGTGCCGGTGAGCAAGGTATGCCACAAGCAAGATTCGGTGGTTCATTGGATAAGTTTGTTACAGGCGGAGATCCTCCAATTGCAACAGGTTCTACTTTTTATATAAATAATCAGAAGGCTACGATAAAAAGCAGAGGGAACTCTTTATGGGGTGGGACTAATGACGAGTGGGTTCACTTCGATGAACCAATATCTATAGACGGAAGTTCTAACAAGATGAGTAAGATGCGTGTCAAAGATTTAGAAAGCGCATTAAAGAAAGAGATTAACATGGCTAAATCATCAACGGGTAGTCAATGGGAAACTTTAGATGAACTTAATTTTTTTCAGAAAAAAGCTAGTGCGGGGTTAGGATCTAATTATAGTAAAATTATAGCGTCTTCAACTAAGGATAGCGTTAAACATAGTGATAATGAATATAAAAAAGATACTGAATTTTCAGAAGGAAATAGAAAATGGAAAATAACAAATGAGAATGTGTATGGGAGAGATGGCTCAACAGGTGCTACCATTGAAAAATTAGAAGATGACAATAATGATCTAAGTGCTTACTATGATCGTAGAAGAAAATTCGTGTCATACGAAGAACTTAACAAACTAATGGGTGCTAACGCATCTTCGACAGGTACTGGAAAAAATGTTGCTCCGAGTAACAATGATCCACTTCTTGTTAATGAAACTCCTGGCATAGCCACGGTAAAACAATCTGACATTGTTAAGCTCAAGGATGGTAGTAGTTTTACTTATTTTTCAAATGGTAGAGTTATGGCTACAGAAGCTAATGGAAAACGATATATGGGTACTGGTAAAAAAGGAGACAACGTTAAATGGGATGAAGGAAATCTTGAGGAAGGTAAAGCTCCTGCGAAAGCAGTAACTAATAAAACTGATAACAAAACTGTAGTTACAAATAATACTAGTACCACATCTAACTACGGCGCTTTAAGAACAAAATATAAACAAAAATTAGGTGGTGAATTATTGCCTGAGTATGGAACAAAAGGGGAGACTAAAGAGTCTGCAATCCCGCCTCCATTTAAAAATTCAGATATTTTACAAGATGGTGTTGACGTAATTAACGGTGTTTCACGAAGAGTGGTTCAGACGAAAGATAAAAAGACTTACGTTAAACAAGGAAATCAATGGCATGCGGTAGATTTTAATACAGCAACAGACTCCGAACTT